GCTTTATTCTCACATTTTGATTTTGAAAGCACAGACTCATCTGTTAGTGTTCTGACACGAGTCTCCATTTTATTACCAAAGTACACCTTACTTAATTCTATACATGACTCAGGCAATTTACATAAAAACTTCTCATCCCCTGGCCAACCAGCATTTACTGCCCAGTCAGGAACACCATCATCATCTTTTGGTTCTAATGTTGTTGAAGGAGTTGGTGTTGTTGAAGGAGCTGCTGTTGTTACAGGAGCTGCTGTTGTTACAGGAGCTGCTGTTGTTGAAGGAGCTGCTGTTGTTGAAGGAGTTGGTGTTGTTGAAGGAACTGGTGTTGTTACAGGAGCTTCTGTTATTACAGGAGCTTCTGTTATTACAGGAGATTCTGTTATTCTAATAGATAAATTTGCCCCTGTATCACATTTCTCACATGTTTTACATTCACCACTCTTGGGACATGACACAAGACATACTGGACATTTTATAGTTTCTAATATCTTATTTCTTTTCTTTAAAACTTGAAGGTTATACATAACACCATATATTGCTATTGAAACTAATAATATCAGCATCACAAGTACAATTGTTATCATTAATATAAGGTCAATAAATATATTTATGATTAAAGAGGATGTTACAATCCAAAGAGTTTGGGGATTTTGATCTTATAATGGAATTGATGAACGATGAAAACTTTCGTAGTTTATTTGATAGTCAATTCAATGATTTCTCTAATATCAAATCAATATTAGTTATCATGAAAACATATGCCTATCTTGAGAAAAGATATATTCAGGAATATGGGTATAAACCATCTAAAGATTATATGGCTAATGGAATTCAAAAATTAATGAGAGATAATAATACGAGAAAATTCTTGGTTGAAAGTACCAGATGTTTTATGAATGATACAGACACATTTGATAAAATTGTTAATGATAACATATCTAATTTACCTCTTATTACAGAACAAAAAAATAATGACACAGTTTAATGGATAAATTATTCAACGATTTTTACAAAAGACGTAACTTATACATTAACCAAAATATTGAAGATATTAAGAATAAACAGAAAGAATATCTGACTAAAATGGACAATATACGTAGAAATATTGCTTTAATTATTAGTCTGCTTATACAGTTAAAGTTTCAATTAGAAACGCAAAAACCGGATAAAAAACATCTTGAGTGTTGGAATAAAATAAAAGAATGTACGAATAAAATCAAATCACTTTCAAACTCTTCATTATATTGTGTTTATCGTTCTCCATCCAGAACGAACGTTAATACATCTCTTGTCAAAATTGTATCACCTACAGCTGTTTGTTCAAATATTAAAATACATAATTGTTATGACCAATTCATTGTCGATGACACAATTATATATGGGAGGGTTAAATCCCAATACATTGATTTACATGTATATGAAGACACTATTATCCGAATTCCAAAAAACTTAATACAGTTAGAAGGAGATACCATATCTATTCAATATGTTGATGTATTTAGCTCAAGATGTTCGTCTATGTATAAGTATAAAGGTATTGATAATGGTTTTGTTTTAAGATTACATAAAATTCTAAATGGAAACATGTCTCAAGAGAATATTGAAAGTGCTATATCAATCGGAAGACATCTTATTGCACAGTGAATAAATTTATTGTAAGACTCTTTGAGTATTGGCACAAATAAATAAAAGATTTGCGTAAGTGTCCTTTAAAAAAATAAATTAGATTTGTAATGAAGCTAACAGAATCTACAGAAGTTGCTTTAGTATTCTTAATTCCACTTTTTGCAGCAACAATATACAATAATTTCCAAAAAAAGAAGGTTCGTGCGAATATGAAGGTTGTTTACTACAAATTTTTTGTTTTTTGTGCCATTTTATTCTTAGCTTCTCAAATATCAATACAAATTGGAAATAATGCTGCTATAGAACCCGTTATACGTGTATTTGGTGAAATTCTAATGGCATTGTTGGTTTTTGATTTCTTCCTTATTCCTAACCCAGATACTCATCCGGACGATATAGCCATTATTCATACATCGATTCTATGGTTTTTAGGATTTATATTTCTTTTATTATGTTCTATGAATCATTTTATGAACGTAGCTGATGAAAATAAGGGTTGGAATATGCATCCTATATTTGAAATACACAAAATTTCAAAAAAAGTCTATTCTGAATGTGCTATGCCTTCACCTGATTCTCAAAATTTACCTATTTGTAATTTGTTTTCATATGTCCAAAAACAACAAAATGATTGGCCAACTCAACAAATAGGAAATAATGTTGCTGTTTAAATTATATATTGACTTAAATCAATGGTATTAGACCAGATACAATGTCCAAAAAAAGGAAATAATAAGATGGGAGTCAATGTATTTGCTAAAAAATGGCTTCCTGAAATGGAAAAATATGCGATTGATTATGTAGGACTTGGTGATCTTACAGGTACTACCAGTAATAAAGAAGCTAAGAAAGCGACAATTGGTACTAATAAATTTGTTAAATTATCTGGAAAATGCGGAATTGCAAGTGATGCACAATGTGTAGGTAAGGATAAATATATGTATTTTAGAAGTTATCCTATGGGATATACACCTACATGTATTAAGAAAGATGGAAAATATATAACCAGTGGTAAAAATCCTATTATTGGTGGTACCGGATTATTAGGTGGAATTCAAGAAGATTTATATACACTTAATCTATCGGATTATGCTAAAGCTATTGTAAAACAAGGACCATTTGCGTCTACTGATTGTATGTATGCCCGCTTACCTGTTGGTGATGGACTACTTCTTGGTGGTAGAAGATTTGATAATAAAGAGGATGTTGAACTCAATGGTCGAGGGTGGTATGTTGAAGAACAATGTGTTCCACGACAACCTACTTTTGATAAAAATTACGGAGGAGAAATCTTTAAAATTCCATTTTCAGAAAGCAGATGTAAAGAAGAATTTACACAAAAATCTGAAACAAGAACTATCCCTAAATACATATATATACTTCTTGTGTTTGGATTACTTATTCTTAGTCTTATTAGTACTAAATACAACAAAAAAACAGGCAAAGTTTGTGTTTCTATTGGTTTAAAATTTATGAGTTTCTGTATAATCAAATGTCGTGACATTTGGGACTGTTATTGGCGCACTCTTATTCCTTTTTTTTTATTAGTATTAGGCTACTATCTTTTATTAGCCCCCTCGAAAGTATGGGTTCCTGACTCATCTTCATCTTCATCTTCATCTTCATCTTCCTCTTCATCTTCCTCTTCATTTTCCTCTTCTTCTTCGGATTCGGACACAAATAATGAGACATATAGGGGGTAATACATGTTTACCTATTTCTTAGATGTCATTATTTCTGCCCCCCTTTTATCTAAAGCCAATTCAATCTTATCATCATAAGATTTGACATTATCATTTTCTTCCTTTTCGTACTTATGAACATTTACATTCTCTGAAATACGAACTTTTCTTTTATTCTGAAAAGTCCAAAACAATGTTGGTATTAGATTGTTACTTACTAAATTTTCAACCCCTCTCATAATATCCAACTTCTTTGAATGAAAATCTATTTGAAATTTTAAAACATTCTTTGCGGACTCTATGTTCAAGCTTGGAAACATTGATATTGGTGTACTTTCATAATAAACTGTTTTCATAATTTCAAAATTTTGTTCTTCCTCATCATAATATATCATTGTAGAATCATATCTTTCTTCACTTTTTCTTCGAGAAGGATGTTTCTGATATGATTTATCATATATTGCCACATACATCAATGATGAATTCCAAAAAGCACATAAATCATGATATTTCCATCCAAGACTTCTTTTTAAACTTACTAAATCACTATACGTCTCATGTGTTAATATATATTGCCACAATCTTTCTAGAACAAATCCTTCATTTCCACCTTGATCGTTTGTTGATAATAACATTTTTAACAAATTTTCATATGATTTCTTTGAATTTCTTCTTATTGAATTACCTCTAACATAAAATATTGCACTCCAACAATACGGTATTATATTACTTGGTTGTGGGAACCCATTTGAACCACACATATAATGTAAATAATTCCCATACGGTATTGGGGTCTTATATTTCAATGCATTTACCTTTTCATCGTGTGCGAAATCATGAAATTCGTGTGTCTCGACGGTTTGTTGTGTATTAGAGTCAATATAATATTGTATTATTCTATTATTTTGTATGTAAAAACGATGGTCAGAATCAATATTTGGTGGTATTACATCATTATATCTCCAAGTTAATGTTTGAAACTCTTTATCTACATAATATCGTACTACATCATATTTCATTAAGTTTACAAAATCAGGACTATGATCAAATGGGTCTCCTTGTATAAACCATATTTTATCTGGTAAAACTTCATAATTCTCTATTATATAATCTAAATATGTTCCTCCTTCTCTTCCTATGTTTTCTTTTCTTATTATCTCTATTTTTTTTAAAGCTTTCTTTGAAAATGATATGTTCTCAGGTCCCTTATTAAATATTACTACTCTTTCAATCCATAATTCAGACTCTATAAGTTTATTTAACCATTCCAAATCTTCCTTAAATCTTGCTACAACAATAGTATTATTTTCTATAAGATTACCCTCCATATCAAAATATATATTATATCATTCTACGAATATAACCGCATTTATATCTCTAATCTTCTATTTGGTATTCCCTTATTCCAACTATATTCTTTATCCATTCCTTTCCAACTACTTGGTATTACAAAACCAAATATATTGTCACACCAATTATCACATATATATTTTGGTTTATCAATCTTAGGTAATTCAAGTGATGCTTTCCCTATATATATACAAAAATTTAATCTATCATTATATTTACAACAAGCATAACACTTCATCCTTCTATAATCATAATACTTTCTAGGCACACGATTCCATAATGGCCACCTATAACTATTTAACCAACCTCTTCTCCAATTTTGTCTCCATAATTCACGTTTTTCTAAATAAGATAATCCTATAAAACTATTATTCAAAGGTAGTTCATAGTCCATAAAATATTCATTACAACATATACATCTTTTGGGTTTTCCATGTGGAAATATATTTTTGTCATTTGTTATATCATAACCAGTACTATCCTCCCTTGGAACAATATTTAATTCTCTTGTATCTGTTACACATTCTTCATGATACAATATATCACTATGCAAATATTCATCTATTATACTTAAAACATCACTTGGCAATTTTATAAACATTTGATACTATTAGTTTTCATTACAATTTTATTACATTTGTAATCTATTATGGTGAGTCGATTTGAAATGAGCCTCTATATCCTCATCTCTTTGCCTTAGTCTATACATTCTGTATTCTTCATCCTCTTTTTGCCTTTGTCTTAATTCCGCAATTCTTCTTTTGTCCTCATCCGTTAATTGATTTGGGATTGTTCCTCTATTGTCTTTTATTTTTGCAAAACTTCTTGAAACATCCTCATCATTTATTACAGCTTCTTCATAAGTTAAATGGGGCGCCTCTAATGCACGACGAACATCTGTATATTTTGTTCCAGAAGGTGTTTCACCAGAAAAATCCTTTATTTCGCCTTGACCTAATACTGAAGCATTTGTATTTGAAGCTAACTCTTCTGGTATTTCTGGACATTTAACTAATTGATATCTACTTGCATCCATATTATTTGTATGAGCCTTTTTCTGCTGTTCATAAACAGAATGAAAATTACTTTCGGATGGTCTTTCCGGTTGTTTTAGACCAGATTCCTTTTTTAGCCAATCTCCATATCCTACATCTTCATCCTTAAAAGCATTCTTAGTGTAATATTCATTGAATACAGAAGGGTCGAATTTTGTATCAAATAAACTATCTGGTGGAGGTACTGCTAAATTTTCTCTTATGTTACTTCTCCTTGATACATTTATATTTGTTATGCTATCTGGTATTGATTGTTTCAAATGGTTATAGCATGTTGTTAACATATTAAATGCAGTTGTATCACCATTATGTCTATCTGGATGTAGTGATACTGCTAACTGTTTATATTTTTTATGTAAAAATACTTCTGTATATCCTTCTTTAGGAGGCTCTCCAAATAATTGCGCCGCCATGATATCTAAGTTGGCGGAAGGATTATTACGACTATTCGTTTTATCTTGATACCTTTTTTGCAATTCTTCACTGGTTGCTCTTTCTGTAAAGTTTGGCAACATTCTTGGCATATAGGGTGTTTTTACCATGGTATTATGTATAAAATCTTGATCTCTTGAATATTTTGGTTCTGGATTGTAATTTCTTCTTCTTGACTCGAACTGATTTGTTCTACGTATATCGGAATCTTCAGTTACTTTAGATGTTTTTCTCTTCTCGTCCATCCATTGTTTTATAAATAAATGAACTGATTCTTTTGGTATTCTCTCTAATACACGTTTTATTTGAGATTGACTCAAACCAAGTGCTGCTAATTGATTTACCTCCATAATATTTCATATGGTGCAATTTTTTATCTAATTTTTACGCAATATTATCAAAATATTTCTCACTAAATACAATATCTCCTTTACCTATATCTATCAATTCTTGCTGAAATAATGTTACTGCTGTTTTTGTAAAGTCTAAAGTCTCAATTACAGTATCCAATCCACTATCAAATAATGTTATTGCTACATTTGATAATTCTTTGACTAAATCGTCAAATTGTTTTATTCCCTCTAAATCTGTACTTGACATTTATGATAAATATAACATATTTAATCCGCAAAACTAATCGCAATTTACACCTTACAAATAAAATATTAGATTTCACAAAACCCAAACATCTAAGTATGAACAAAACAGTTCAAATACTACTTTCTATAGCAGATGATGCCAGTCTCCATTCTATGGATGAATGGGAACAATTCATACTTTTTGATAAACCACACTTCCTTAATCAACTTACCTATGATATATTTCAAGTGCTTGTAGATGGATATGGTACTAACCTTTCCAAATGGGAATTAGCTAAATCCTTGAATATTGAAGACTCAAATATTAATAATAGACTTTTTTCTGTTATTAATAAAGACAGTAAGACAATTTCATATGAAGAATTTCATGATTTTTGTGCCCTTGGTCAAAAACATCATATTATATCACTCCTAAAAGAAGTGGGTATATATAATAAATTGTATAAGGAATCATGTAATAATTCTAATATGGATGTTAATGTACCCCTTAACCCAGTAGAAGAACAAAAAATACCAGAAAACTTAGTTGATGATACATCAGACAAACAAAGTTGTTCTGGTGATTCCACTGAACTAGATTACAAAGGAAATAATCCTGCTGAAAAATCTAATAGTAGATTTTCTCGATTCATGGATTGGTGTAACCAAGTATATTCAAGTTTATTCAAAAATTGTCTTTTTTCAAAAAAATGAAACACATCCAAATTATAATTTAACAATTCAAGCATAATATTTAATATGTCTCAAGAACCTTTACAGATTTATGACTGGGAAACCTATGATGAAGAAGTTGATATTGATGATTCCAACAGCGAATCGGAGTCAGATTGTGATACTCCTACAATTTCTCAAAACTTTGTAATATATCTTTATGCTCTTACTCAAAAGGGTGAAAATGTTAGTATTAAAGTTAACGGTTTCACTCCATATTTCTGGATTGAAATTCCAAATTTTTGGAAACCATCATGGACATCTATATTTGCGGATGAACTCAAAGAGTCTTTACCCAAGAATATGCGAGATGAATATATTGAGGAATATTCTACTAAATCACTGAGACCAAGATTCAAATTTAGAAATAATCAATGGGGAAAGAAAACCTTATTTATGCAACTAGTATTTAAAAGCGAAAAAGCACAAAAGTATATATACTTTCGATTGAAAGAGCCTTACAAAGGTTCTATCTCTGGATTGCGAAAGCATCAATTTGCTATTTATGAAAAGAATGTTCTACCCGTATTAAGATTTATTCATATACAAGAATTAAAACCGTCTGGATGGATTACACTCGGACAATCTGCAGTTAGAACTACTAAGTCCGCATTATGTGAAACTGAATTTCCACATAATTGGACTGTTCATTGGAAAGATGTAAAACCAGTAGATATCGAATCTATTGGTCCAATTAAAGTGGCTTCTTTTGATATTGAAGCTGATTCCAGTCATGGTGACTTTCCAGTCGCTAAAAAGGATTACTACAAATTGGCAATGAATATTTATGAAGAAAATGTTCGTTATCAGAAATTAAAGAAACGAACTAATCCTATACTTATTTCGATGTGGATTAAGGCAGCTTTTAGAGATTACAATCCAAATGAGAAATACGATGAATATACTAAATCGTCTATTCAAACAATTATTCTCAAATATCCATATGATATTCAAAATAAACTCTTTGATAAACTTGGGGACGAATGTTATGTTTGTTTAACTAAACATATTGTTCAAAAAACCAAAAGTAAAGAAATCGTTGAGTCTTTAAAGCAAATCCTCAATAGTTATTTGCCACCTGTTAAAGGTGATAAAGTTATTCAAATCGGTACAGTTTGTTACAGATATGGTCAGGAAAAAACAAGTATTGAAAGACATATTGTAGCTCTTGGAGGTTCTGATAAATTAGAAGGTATTGAAGTTGTATCGTGTAATTCAGTGAGAGAAGTCTTTCAAGAATGGATTAAATTCATGAAAAAATCACAACCAAATATCATTACTGGATATAATATCTTTGGTTTTGACTTCAAATTCTTATGGGAATGTGCAGAAGAATACGATTGTCTAGACCTTCTTAAACAGTTAGGACCTCGTAAATCAAAACAAAACAAACTTACTGAGAAAACACTATCATCATCTGCTTTAGGTGTTAATATTATGTTCTTCTTTGAAATGCCAGGAATCGTTACTATCGATTTATTGAAGGTTATTCAAAAAGATCATAACTTATCATCATACAAATTAGATGATGTTTCCAATGAATTTATCCATGGTGCCATTACCAAAATTGATCATCATGACAATAGTCCTAATTGTGTTATTACTTTACACACAGATTCAACATTTAGTCTACTAAAAGGACATTATATTGTCATTTTCAAAGAAAGTATAATCGGAAAGGAATTTATTGGTGAAAGAAGAAAAATTATCGATATTGTTGAAGATGTAAGCATTACTCTTGAAGAAGGCAATAATAGTCAAGAATTACCTGAAAATCCAAAATCATATTATTGGGCCGTAGGTAAAGATAATGTATCTCCACAAGATATTTTCGAAAAACAGCGTGGAACTGACACAGATAGAGCTATTGTAGCAAAATATTGTGTACAGGATTGTGAATTATGTCTTAATCTTATGCAAAAACTTGAAATTATCACTAATAATGTTGGTATGTCCAATGTATGTTTAGTGCCATTTGCCTTCCTCTTTATGCGAGGTCAAATGATTAAAACTTTAAGTCTTGTCGCATCAGAATGTCAAAAAGTTAAATATTTGATACCTGAATTACCAAGACCTCCTGAAGATACTAAAGATTCGTATGAAGGTGCTGAAGTACTTGAACCAACGCCGGCAATTTTCCTAAAAAATCCAGTAAGTGTACTTGATTATGGCTCATTATATCCATCAAGTATGATTGGAAGCAATATTAGTCATGATACTATTATTGTTGAACCAGAATATCAAGGAGAATCTGGAGCCAAATTGTTAGAAAGCATGGGAATCAAGTTTCAAGATATTTCATATGATAATTATTATCAAGTACTCCAAGGTAAAACTTGGGTTAAAAAAGTTGATGAAAAAAATCCAGTTGTTAATTGTAGATATATTCAACCTCCGATTGACCCAGAAACTGGAAATATTGATGACACTAAAAGGGGAATTCTTCCACGAATCTTGATGAAACTACTCGCGGCACGTAAAGCCACCAGAGCTCAAATCAAAAAAGAAAAAGACCCCTTTAGAAGATCCGTTTTAGATGGTTTACAGCTTGCTTATAAAGTTACAGCTAATTCACTATATGGTGGAGTAGGTGCTGAAGTAAGCTCTTTATACTATAAGGATATTGCTGCTTCAACCACTGCCGTAGGAAGAAGACACTTACATCTAGCTAAAGATTATGTTAAACAACATTATCCTAACGCAGATATCGTTTATGGTGACACGGATTCTATATTTGTGAACTTCAATGTTCATAAAGGGTTAGAACAAGAACTTTCTAATAGTGAAGCTCTTCAAAAATCAATAGATTTATCTGTTGAAGTTGAAAATGGTATACAATCTCTATTGGAATATCCTCATAAATTAGAATACGAAAAGACATTTTATCCTTTTCTATTACTTCGCAAAAAGGGTTATGTTGGTAACAAATATGAATTCGACCTTAATAAGTATAAGCAAAGCTCTATGGGTGTTGTCACAAAAAGACGTGATAATGCTCCCATTGTTAAATATGTTTATGATGGAATTATCAAACGAATTATGAATGATAGAGATATTCAAGCGGCTATACAATTCCTTTTGGATTGTTTTAAGAAAATTCTTAAAGGTGATTTTCCAATACAATATTTCATTGTTACTAAACAACTAAAAGCACAATATGCATTCCCAGATAAAGTTGTTCATAAAGTTTTGGCGGATAGAATGGGTGAAAGAGACCCAGGAAATAAACCACAATCAAATGATCGCATCCCTTATGCATATGTTACAACCAAAACTGTACCAAAATTACAAGGCGACCGTGTAGAACATCCGGATTATATTAAAGAGAAAAACCTAAAAATAGACTACTTATTCTACATTACAAATCAAATTCAAAAACCGGTATGTCAGGTATTCGCACTTGCCTTAGAAGAATTGAGAATTCATGGCTATAAACTTCCTATTGACCATTTTGATAGAATGAAAAAACAGTTACAAAACGGTGAGAAACAACTTGAACCATCCAAAATTCGTGAAAAAATTATGGACAAGAAAATGGATGAAGTTTATAAGGTTTTGTTCAAAAAAATGGTAGAAATAGAAGAAGGTAAAAGATATGGTCAAAAACAAATCTCAGATTTCTTCTCAAAAAGATAATACTTACTATTAGAGAACAAAAATGTCTGTTACTTTTTTTCAGATTAAAAAGATACTTGAATCAAACAAAAAAATACCATATCATATCGTTAAATATCTTATAACAACCGACTTCTTGCTTAACAATATTACTCAAATACTGCCAGAATATACAGAACCTCCTATATATTTTGAACCAACATATAAAAGAGACTCTCTTACTGGAAATTTTAAACTTAAAAAAAACAAATACGGACTATGTCCTGTTGGTAGACTCCCGGGTTATACTGATAGAGTTATGATTAAAACTTTACTACAAACCAAAAACACTCTATATGACTCAATCTCAATAATAGGAAATGACCATTTCCCAGTTATACTCATTACACAAATATTCTCCATTAATATCGCCGTTTTAACATGGAATATTGGCAATGCAAATCCAAAAAAGATATGTCCTAATTTACTAAAAACAATATTTGATACATATGGAACAAAACCCGATATTCTAATCATAGGATTTCAAGAAGCAGATAAAAATACTATTCCAGATATAAGCGTATGGAATGGTATATATAATTCCAACATTCGACTACATGGAAATAGCTTCAAATCTTTATTAGGCCATATTATAGGCTTCGGACTTGAAACTACAATATTATGGGACAACAAGTTAGTTCATGTTAAGCAAATATTAAAAGAATCTAATCGGGGAACCGTTACTAAAGGAGTACACACAAGCAAATTCAGATTCTCAAAAAAATTTATGTCCATTACATGTTCATTGGCTAACATTCATGCACCATTCACTAAAAATCAGACAAAATACTCTAACTTTTATAATTCCACTCTTACATATCTTAATCAACTTGGTAACTCGGATGTCTTACTATTATTTGGTGACTTCAATAGCAGATGTATGTTAAAACTAACTGAATATGGTAAACCCTTATTTATCAAAGATATTCGTCTAAATAATACACATTCACTATACCAATTTACAAAATCAATAAAAAAACGTATCACCAAATCTATAAAAAAACACAATATAACAAAACTAAATTTAACTATCCAATCACCTTTGTATCAACACAACTTATTACTACAATCGAAATTCTCTCATTGGTTGCTATATTTTAAACTTAAATTATAAGGGTGCTATTTGTTTTGTACAAGCTATTGCATGTTTTGGACGAAGACCTCTTAGCGCTTTACCATCTACAACACATCTTTTATACAAAGCTTTACTATATTGCTTACATGGACAATCTCTAGGAAGAATCCCTATTGTTTGGAATATTTCCTCCCACATGTCTTCTTCAGAAATTTCTTCCACTTTATCATCAGTTTCTTCTTCTATCTCTTCATTTTCATCATTTCCTCCAGATTGCTTTGCTATTTCTTCTAAACTTTCTTCTTCCATTTCTTTCTCTAACCTATTTCTCTCTTTTATTTTTTCATTTATTCTATTCATATCAGCAAATATAGAATTAAAAGTAGGATATTCAAATGTATCATTACCACAATGGAATGTTACTAATTCTTTAATCATGTTATAACTATCATTATTAAAACCCAAATGCTTCTTAGTTCCACCCTTATAATACAAAGGATACCTTTGTAAATTTTTAGTGGTAAATAGCACATTATTTATACCATTCTCTCTAGTATAATTTACCACATTCTCAACTGAATCCCATATCTCACTTAAATCAAATATTATAGGAATCGCACCCTTTAATTTTAAATATGTTATCGTTTTATCTTCTAAACTCAAATAAGAACCCCCATTCTCTATCTCATCGGGTATGTCTTCCTTTCTATCACATATAAAACATAAAGTCAATGCCGCTGAATTTATCAATACACTCTTATCATTTGATTTCTTCCTATGAGATTTTGTGTTTCTTGATTTACTTCTAGGTGATAATTGAATCAAATCAAATAATAACAGTGTTTCCAATTGCTTTAGACGTTCTGAAACTTTCTCCTTTTCTTTTTCTGATTCCAGAATCGATTGGGTTTTAAGAAATATATTATCTTCTTCTAAAAAATCGTTTGATACAGACATTTATATGTCCAATTATTATTTATATATCTATTTGAACTTACTTAAGTTTTTAAATCATTTTGACCATCTATAATCGAATATTCCACTTGTTGTCTTAAATCTCTATCTACCTTTTTCTCTGAAATAATCCTTTCCATCTTTTGTTCCCACAAAGTTTGTATAAAATTTGTACTTTGATTTCTAAAGTCATCACCATATTCATCTTCCAGCTTATCTACCAATTGAATTATCAATGATTCTATTACATCTTTCTTATGTTGCGTCTTCCATTGCTCTCCATCAAACGTCTTCATATGTGAGAATTTCTTATTTGGCAACTTCAAATTATGATTCTCCGGATGTTCTTTATTGAAATGTAACTTCTTCACCATTTCAGGTATACATGTATTGACACCCTTCATTAAATTTAATACCTCGTGTTTTAAGTAATTCCAATTCTCAGACCCATGTGGATTTATAGTCAAATTCAGCTCAATATTATTAATCGTACAATTCTCGTAGTGATTCGAATTTGAATACGTTGTTGTTGGCTTCTTCTCTAATTGATTTTTAAGCCTCTCCATTTCTATTTTTAAGTCTTGTACTTGAATCGTTAATTCCTCATTCTTTCTTCTTAATTCCAATAGTTCATCCGGTTTTGGATTCATCTGTGCCAATTGATGTAAGTGCTTCCGAGTAGTATAATGTTTTTCAAGAGCAAATTTACGTTGGAAACTACATTGACATGTTTCACAAAACCATTTCGGTCCTTTCGTTCCTGTACCGGACATCTTATTATAAGGTATTTTTATTTTCTTAAACCAATTTAAATCAATACATTTTCAAATTTTTAATACATTTCAATTATAAATTTAATCCCAAATATTTATAGGGTTTTTTACCATTCAAATATAGGGGGGTTTATTACTCCGGTTTTGAAACAGAAACCATTTTGAGGGGGGGTGCTTTTTTTTTCTAGACAAATTTTTTTTTTCAATATACAAATTCAATTTTTAGTTTTATCAGAAAAACTCGAGTTTTTCTCTAAACCATACCTTTCATGAAATGTGCAATTTTTTTCATAGTTTTTTGTCACTTTTAAACTTTCTCATAACTTGGTGTTTTTACTGATATCTCTATCTCTCTTTCTTTTTTTTTTCTAGAAAAAATATTAAAAAAAAAAAAGCACCCCCCCTCAAAATGGTTTCTGTTTTGAAACAGGAGTAATAAAAAACCCTATTAGACATTAAGGAGTTTTGATACCCCTTCGATTGATTGAAGAATACCCAATACAATATAGAGTAGTATCTTATAACCCTATATTTTATCATATTTCAATCAATATTTGATAAAGAATACAATTATAATTTCAATAAAAATGATATATGATAGAGAATCATATATTATTAATATATGGCTAAGCGAATTATACAGAATGAAATAGAGAAAAGCCTGTTAAATTCTATTGAAACCCCTTTCGAATCAAATATAGAATTATATATTGTTACTGAAGAAGATCTATATGAAAGTGAAAATGGAGATGGTATTTATAAGAATATGATTGGTTGTTTCAGAACTTTTGAGAAAGCGAAATGGTTCTATGATTTTAAGAACGAGAATAATACTGACTATGAATATAAATACGAAATAAAAATGGTAAGATTAACAAAAGACGCAGATAATTATCTATTCTTACCAGACAAAACTGCTATTACCCCCGCTTATAAAGACACTCTAACGATTCCGCTAATTCTCAAATATCTTGCAAAGTTACAGAATATAGAAAGGCTTGTTGAGATATAACAATATCTTGTATATAAGAAATCAAGATATGGATTTTTTGTACAAAGTATTTCATAAGTCAACTGATTCTGAAGAAATTCAGCCAACTCCGATTGTGACTAAACAATGTAACTCTTTATCAGAAGAGCGAATACGGAGCAAGTTAAACCTATATAATAATTCAATTGAAGTCTATGTAGTTACATGCATTAACATTTATGATACTTATACTGGTTTTGACGACATTGTAAGATTGGAAGCTGTTTATTGGGATAGAAAAGATGCTAATTATATGGTTAGTGAAATAAATATAATTGACCCAAGTGTGGTAGATGGAGGGAAAAGTGACTTATATTTTCAAGTAATGCCTATTGAAATAGGTATTAAAATTTCAGGTGATTTGTATATTATTACAAAACTAAAATCAAAACACAAACTTATCACTCTGGATAAAATACTTTATGCTCTGGATAATGATTTAAAGCTAAAACAATATGGTATATCTAAGGTAGACTAAGCTCTAATGACAAATATTACAAAAATTATATCTCCCAAATCAGGGAAAGTAACCGAAATAATCCATATCGCAGATATTCATATTAGAAACGGAGACGAAATAGCTTCCCGTTACGATGAATATTATAAGGTTTTTACTAACCTCTTTAGTACATTAAAGAAGTTAGATTCAGTAAAGAATAATGAGGCAGTTTGTGTAATTTGTGGTGATACATTTCACGCTAAAACTAAACTGGAAACTCCAGGAATTAAGTTGTTTTTATATTTACTACAGAATCTTGGAAGCATATTGCCAACATTTATTATACTTGGTAATCACGATTTTAAGCAAGACCAAATGGATAACTCAATTGATTTTTTAGATGCATTTGGTCACGTAATATCTGAAAATATCGTATTTTTACAGGAAACAGGTTTGTATACATGCGCCAATTTGGGAATCGGAATGGTAGATATAAAGGAAACATTAAGAATTGGTTCGGGTTCAGGAATGGCAGATAAATTACCTGATTTTCCAGACCCAAATGAATTCCCAGAAGAAATCAACAAAACCATCGCTTTATTTCATGGTACAATGGTTCATTCTAAATTTACGGATAATCGGACAACAGATGAAGGATATCCTTGGGAATGGATGGATGTTGGTTACAATTATGCGTTACTTGGCGATATTCATAAGCAACAAATCTTTCCCATTCGCAAAAAGACAAAGATGATGGCGGCCTACAGTGGTTCTCTAATTCAACAAAATTATGGTGAAACTTTGTTTAAACATGGAATATTAGTATGGAATTTACAAGAAGACTCTGTTAAAAGTATTGATATCAAGAACGAATATGGATTTGTGAAGCTAATGAACAAGAATAATAAGTGGTTATTAGAAAAAACTGATTTGATTGATTCAGTTAAAAATGAGAACTTTCCAAAAAAATTGAGGATACGGATATTTGGTTCTTATAATGATGAACAGAAATATGAACTTAAGGAAATGTTAGACGATTGCGAATACACTTTAGATGAAACTGTTATTAAAGATGATATTACTCAAACTAATTCTTCCGATTTTTCATCTGAAGGACTGTTGGAACAATATATGCTTGAAAACAATATTAGTGATTATTCCGTGCCAGAACTTGACGAATTGCTTATTCAAAATGAACCAGAGTTCAATGGTGAATTGAAGAAAATTGTTAAGAAGAAAAATACTGATCTTGAAAAGGAATATTCGATTTACGCTAAAACATTAGAAATTTCTGACAATATTACTAAGTTCAATATCAAGTATCTCGAATGGGCAGGGTTACTATGTTATTCTGATAAAAACTGGGTTGATTTCAATTTGATGAAAAATAAGACAAATCTTATTTCAGCACCAAACGGAGGTGGTAAATCAAGTTATTTAGAGATTATTTGTATATCAATTTATGGTAAACCTATCCCAAGTCGTAGTATTAAAGGTAATCCTATAGCTTTGATTTCAAAAGGCAAAGGCGAGAAAGACCCATCTTATACAGTTGTTCATATTGAAATTAATGAAGCAACTTACAGAATTAATCGCATTTTTGATAAAGATGGTAAACCAAAATCAAGAGGTGGTGGCGTCTTTAAGAAAAATGGAGATGAATGGCTTACCGTTTGTATTGATTCTCCCAAAATAAAGGAATGGGTTTTGAAAAATGTAGGTAATATTGATGAATTTTTAATGACAACTTTAGTCAGTCAGAGCAATGATTCAGACTTTTTGTCAATGAAACCAGTTGAACAGCGCTCTCATTTAGAAAAATTGCTTGGATTAAGAGTAGCAAATTCTAAAGCAAATTTGTTTAAGCAAGCATTTTCAATTACTAAGTCTTTTAAGACTAATTTAGATATTTGTTTAGGAGAAAATTCGAATGATTCTGAAAATGTTGATGAATTACAAGCAATCAACGCAATATATAATGCCAAGAAATCTCTTTTGAAGAATTTATCATCTTCATTGACTAATTCTTGGGGAAATTGTAAAATAGAAGACTTAAAATTGAATGTTGACAATATTGAAAACCGAATCAATGTTTATGAAGACTATGATGAAATCAAGAATAATATTGTTTATAAAGAAACAAAGCAAAGAGAACTGGAAGAAGTAATATCAAATATGCATCAACCTTGTAAAAAACCCGAGAATAATTCAGAATATTATCAAAATAAGTTGGAATTGTGTGTTCATAAACTGGAAGAATGCCAAATTATGATTGATAATTTTGATTCAAATTGTTTATATACAAAGCCTTTGTTTGAGAAAATTCAAATAGATAAAATTGAAAGCGCTATTGATGAAGAAACAGACTGTGTTATTCCATCAAAAGAGGTATATGATGATTCAATCACTAAAATTGAAAGTTATTCAAACAAATTACAAAAGACTCAGTTAAAAGTCAAAAAATTATCAGACACAATTGATGAGTTGGAGACAAAAGATGATATGTTGTATGAACAGGTGAAAAACATACAAAAAGAAAGAGGAAATTCTCCAATTATTGACAAAGATAGAATCATCGATTTAATCGAAAATGTGGAGAAAAACAGGCATTCTGAGGATAAGAAACGGACTCTCCATGCATTATATGGGGCTCAAATGTATTATTGGAATCAGAATTTAATGAAAATTGAGGAAAATGAGAGAAATATTAGAAGGGTTAATACTGGAATAAAAGGGATTGAAGAAAGCTTAAAAGATAGCCCGTATAATCCTAATTGTGCAGCGTGTAATCAACAACCACTTCGTAAACAGCTTAACTCTCTATATGTAGAACTTAAAACGCTCCAAGATGAATCTGAATCACTTTCTAAAGTTGGAAAGAATCTAACACAAATATCGAATACTAAGTATGAGAAATTGTCAAAATGGATAGAAGAGTTTGATACAAATCTAAAATTATTCGATAAATATACACAATATTTGGATGACTGGAATGTATATGATGAAATGTGTGGAAAATGTACATTGGTTGAGGAAGAAAGGGAGAATATCAGACAGGAAATACGGGAAATGAAGTCAAAAAACAAGGAATATTCTTTGCGCATCAACATGTTAAATACTGATTTACAAGAATATCAACAAATTTGTAAGAATTATGATTCATTTCAATGTAAGAAAAATTATTGGGATGAGAGAAGAGCATTCATTGCATCTGTAAGAGCTCAATGGCTACTATATGATAAATATGTAAAATTTGTTGAGTTCTCAGAGAAATATGAAAAATATAAGGCAAAACATCTTCAGTTGAAAAATTTATTAGACGATTGTGATAAATATGCCATTTTCATTGAAGAACTGAACGTAAATAAGGGTAAGGTTGTTACTATACGAAATGAGATTCAAACATTAAAAGACATTGTAAAAGAACTTGATTATTGGTCAAATGTGTTGAATTTAAAATCTGATTTTGATAAACAGCGTTTAGTCGAGTTGGAAATAGAGAGTTTACGTGAAGAAATCCAAATACTTTACGGTAGTAAGGAAGTTTTGAGTCATTCAATTAATCAGAACAAGAAGGTAAATGAAAAAGATAGGCGTTTAAGAGAAATAAGTGAGATTTTTGGTAATAAGATGGATAAGTTGAATCATTTAGGCAAATTATTTGATAACTATCGTTCTTGGTTATATGAAAAGCATATTTTACCTAAATTGGTTAGAAGAGCAAATAGATTTGTTTCTAATGTAGAGCCATATTTGTCTCTATGTTACACAATTCAAGAAGATGGAACGTTCTCTTTTACTGCTAAAAATGAAAAACATGAGGTATCTTTAGAAAAAGCATCGGGTTTTGAGTATTTCATTTTGGCGATGTCACTTAGATTAGCCTTTATGACATTAACAATGGGTGATAAATTCGGTGGACAATTTTTTATTGATGAGGGATTTACTGCATGCGATGCGAGACATCTAAACAAAATTCCAAACTTCCTGCAATCTCTATTGGAAATGTTTGATTCAATTATATTAGTTAGTCACATTGAGCACATTAAAGATTCAGTAGACAATACAATATTCATTAGAAATAGAAGTATTCAACATGGTTCAACATATAGCTTCAAAAAACCTAAAATTGTTCGAAAAAAAAGAGTTAACTCTTA